AGCCTGCTCACCAAGCATGAGCAAGAAGAAGTCTTCAACCAGATGTTTGGCTACTACTGGTTTATGCGCGACAAACAAGGTCAAAAAGCCGAGCAAAACGGTAATTCGCGCCGTGAAGAGCGTCAGATGCGGCTCCCTCCTTCCGAGCGCAAACGGCTTGCCGAACACATGAACGCGAACGAGCAGAAAAATACGCGACAAGAGCTACGGGAGACCGAGCGTAAGCATGGGCGCGAACAGGAAAAAGACGAGTACGATAACGACAAAGGCGACCCACTGGGGACGGCGTTTAGCGCGGTTGAACAATTACGCAAAAAAGACTTTGAAGATTTCACCTGGGACGAGGTGCAAGAAGCAAAAAAGCTCATGGCCGATATGCGCTGGCATCTGGGAATGCGGCCAACGCGCCGCAAGACACCATCACGTTCCGGCTCCTACCCCGATATGCGGCGTATCGTTCGCAGAAATCTCAAGTACGGGGCGGAATTTGTGGAGCTGACATGGCGCAAAATCAAACGCAAACCGCGCCCACTGGTCATCATCTGCGATATCAGTGGGTCGATGAGCCTATACTCACGCCTACTCTTGCATTTTATCCACACCATCTCAAATGGCCTGATGAATGTTGAAGCGTTTGTCTTTGGTACACGCCTCACCCGCGTCACCCGTCAACTTAAGAAGCGCGATGTAGATACCGCCGTGCGTGAGGTGTCCAAATCGGTTCAGGATTGGTCGGGCGGAACGCGCATTGGCGACGCGTTGCACTTCTTCAATCATAACTGGGCGAAGCGCGTTCTGGGACGTGGAGCCGTCGTATTAATCATCAGTGACGGATGGGATCGTGGCGACGCGGGAACGCTCGCAGTTGAGATGGATCGCCTACAACATAGCTGTCATCGCCTGATCTGGTTAAATCCGCTGCTAGGCTCGCCAGACTACCGCCCACTCACCATTGGGATGAAGACCGCCCTTCCATTTATCGACAACTTTCTGTCTGCACACAACCTGGACAGCTTGATAGAATTAGGCAACTTGCTTAGTACGATTGATGACAGCCGACCCGTTCGCAGTGGGGCCGCGCGCCGCAAAGCGATAGCCACATGGAGCAAGACAAAACGGGTATAAATGCGACAAAAGGCACGGGCGTGACGGAGCAAGGTATTGTGACTCAGCCCTTGCGCGGATAGACATAGAGAACATACATATCATCTAAACAATGATACAGGAACGCAACTTCTTGGTGGTTCATTCGTCTGTATATCAGATGAAGAATTTTAAAAACATATGTCTCATATAGGAAATATTGGGTGGATTGAAGAGGTTGTACCGTTTCTTGTCGTATCATCATATATATTCGTATAAAAGAGAAGGATACTCTATGTCAAATTACTATA